TCCACGCCGTCAATCTTGACGGTGTGGTCGGCGGGTTCCGTCGCTACTTCTGTGGAAACAACCGGGGTGTCCGCCGTAGCGGGTTCTGGTGTATCCATGTTTTCCGGCACTTGGCCTCCTCAGGAGTCCGCATAGGTTGCTCCTAATATATGTGGCATGGGTGTCCCACACCGTTATCAGATAATCAGATAATCAGATAATCAGAGTGACGGCAACTCCATACCCATCTGGTTCTGGAGTTGCATCAACAACTCTGGTGGTATCCCCCCGGTGGGCGCAAATGCGCCCTCCGGTGGAAGATTGGCACCGCCATCGACGGGGGGAGGAGCCGTCGGTGGCGGGGGCGCCTCTGTGGCGCCCGCCGCGGCGGACCCCGTTGCGGACGGGGGTAGCGGCGGCTGCTGATTGATGAACCGTTCCGGGTCAGCAATCCCGAAACCGTCCTGAAGAATGTGGATAGCCAAAGCCTGCGGGTCGATAACCCCGGCACCCACCAAGGGTGCCACAGCGTTCATCAACGAGATCGCCTGCTGCTTGCGAATCGTGTCATTCATGGGCTGCGTCGAACCGGCCACCACCGTGAAATCGTACTCCCCGATGATGTCCTCCCGGGTGTACGGCACCCACAGGTTGCCGCCCCCCCGCTTCGTAACACGAGCCATCTGATCCCCCGTCATGTACTGCTGCATCAACTGGACGACCCGGCGACCAATCTCAGCAATAGACAGTTCGATGATCGCCAACTTGTCGGCAGCCCGCGCATTCTGGGCATCAGCAATAATCGACGCCTCCGTAGCGGTACGACGAATCTCCGGCATCGCCCCCCGGGCGTATTCGGATACGCCCGAAACCTGCATGATGTCGGCCTCTATGATGTCGCTGTACTGGTAGATCTCCGGAGAGATCTGCACCTGCGGCATCGGGATAACCACCTCGCTCAACGGCTTGTTCTCGTCCAAGACGGGAACCATCCGCGAGTCGTCATCCGACTCCAACGCCTCCCGACCCTCCGGGCCGAAGGACCGCTCATGGTACAGGTACTTGCGGGCGTACCGTTTACGGTCGTTCATCAACTGGGTGCGGGTCTTATCCAACTCCAGTTGCAACGATTCGATGGGTTCCAACTCGCCTATCGGGTAGAAGTGGTCCGGAACGTCATAGTTGCGGATCATCACGAACGGTTGCCCGTACGCATACGGCATCGACACCGGGTCGATCAGGAAGCCCTCACCATTCTCAGCGAACACGCACATCGTGTTGAGGCTCACGTCGTAGAACTCCCAGAGCACCACCCGCTCATCAGGGGTGTAATACTCTCGCTCATCCTTGAAGATTTGGTCGTAGCCGCTCATAACACGGGCATCAGCCGACAGCGTTTTACGAGTGGATGGCTTGTACCGGGGATCGCTGCGTGCGTCCTCCAAGGGACGCACGATCCGTTGGGCAATCCACGTCATGTCGATTTCGGATGTTGCTTCCGGGTCGATCAGAATGTCGAACGGGGACACCCGTTCCACAAACGGCTGATCCTCCACGATAGCCAACTCGGTGTGGGGGATGTTCGCCGACAACTCTTCCTCCGACGGCAACTCGCCAGCAAACTCCGGCATGTCCGACGCAGCCTGATCCACCTCTATGATCGCCCGGTCCATCAACTCCTGACGTTCAGTGTCAGCAAGCGTGCGTTCCTGCTCCAAGGACCGCCATCCGACCTTCACCCAGCCATGGCACACAATCAGTAAGTCCTTGCCTGCCTGCCGGAACGGCCTTCGGAAGTCGTGGTGCTGCCACTGGTGGTTGATGACTGCTTCTACGAACGACGCCCGATCGCGGTCCTCCTCCTTGTTGGCGTGCACCACGATCTTCGGATGGTTCACCGACACCGACGGGGCAATCACGTTGATAGTGGCGAACGCCATGTTGACCGAAATCAGGTCTTGATCCGTACTCGTGGTGCGCGGCCAATGCCGCCCCCGGTACAGGTCGATCATGCGCCGCCACGTATCGTTGAACCCCTCCTGCTCGTGCCAACGGCGCGACAGTTCGATACGCCTGTGGTACAGGTCGTGAAGTTCGGTACGCGTCTTGCGGGCCATCAGAAGTACGCCTTGTCAGGTAGACGTTCGATGTTACGGCCCTGTGAACGCGCTTCCGCCTCCACCTTGCGGCCGCGTTCCCTCCGTGTCAGATGCTGCTCATCCGGAGGAAACTGCGCGCGGTAGCCGCGCCCCGTCGAAACCGTCAACGAGAGTAGTTTCTGCCGCCACTTCCACAACTCGTCCAACTCTGCTTCAAGCAGAGCGCCACGGTGCAGTTGCGTGTAGTCGCAGAACTCCTCGTATGTTGCTTCCCGGGCCAGAACGGCCATGGTCAGCCAGAAGTGGTCCGCTTGGTGTGCGGAGCGGCGTTGTGACCCTTCAGGTTTGGCTGCGGCTTCGCAGGCTCAACCTGTCCGGTGAGTCCGTGCTGGTTCTTTGGAGTTGAACGTGCCGAAACCTGCCCGTAGCCGCCAGTCTGATTGGCGTACTTCGGGTCGCTGAACCGCTGCTTGGGGGAGTTCGGAGTAGCCGGTTCCCAAATCGGGTTCGCCGACACCGAAGATCCGCGCTCCATCTTGTTGTTTTTGCCCGTAGCGCCATCAATGGTACGAGTACCGTTGGTGTGCGAAACGAACTTGCCTGCTGCTGACATGCAACCTCTCTCTGTTCGGGCAATAGAAACCTATTGCTCCTACCTACAACCCCCGGGGTGTCCCACGAACACTGTGGGCACCGATTCTCATGGGATCTTTGGAGTCTGTTTGCCCCATCGCCAACCGCCTCCACCAGTCAACCGTCCAATAATCGTCCACCTGTTCCACGTATTCGGGGGCGTGAGCATACTTCCGCATCTGGTTCGCCAAAGCCAACGCCATCACCCGGTCATCGAACGGCGACCCGGACATTGTTCCCCGATCATTTCGGGTAAATGTCCGCAACTCGCGGATCGTGCTCACGTCGAAGATCGACAACTCGTCGTTTCGCAACGCCATTCCCAGATCGTCAATCATCAACGGCTTCGACGTTCGGGTGGTGCGCCACCCGAACTCCTGAGACACCTTGTTCGTCGTACGGTTCAGTGAACGCTGCCGAAACAGACGCGGGTACCCCAACTGGCGCAGTATTGTGATCGTCGTCAACCCGTGGTTGTTCGACTCCACACAGCACAACGCATCCCGATACCACAAACCCAGCCGGGTCACCTCCACCGCCAACGCATCCGGTGGAATCCGACCATGCCAGATAGCGACCTGCTCCCCGGTTCCCACATCCAACACCTGCACGCACGAATAGTCGCCGTGACCCAACCCCTCCGCCGTATCCACACCCATCACGTAGGCGTGCATCGCATCCGGCTCACGCCACACTTCCAAACTCACGTGCGGAACTCCACTACCCGGGGATGCGTCTCATGCAAGTAGCCGCTGATGCCCGCATAGCAGCGTCCCTCCATCGCCTCCAACACATCCAAGTCGAACACCGGGTTACCCGACTTGATGAACGCCTCCTCAGGCGTCGTCGGATACTCCTGAGCCAACTGCCATGACAGCATCGACTCCTTCTTCGACTGGTACCACGACTCGTCCCGGTCCTCTGTCGCCGACCATGGGAAGAACATCGGGGCGAACTTGTTGTTGGCCGTGGAAGCCCCCACCCACAGGTGGTGGAAGAAGTTGCCTGACCCGTTCGCCGTGCTGAGGCCGATGATGCGGCCTCCCACGTCGGCCACCGGCTCTATCGAAGACCACGCCTCTTCCGGGTTGGGTAGGAACGCCCACTCGTCAACGATAATCAGGGTGGCGGACTCGCCACGGGCAGGATCCGATGCCGAAGGCATCGACGTTATCTGTGAGCCGTTGCCGAAGTACATGCGCTGCTGGTGATCCACCAGCGACTTCGGGCCACGAGCCACCATCCAGTCCGGTAGGTGGGAGAACCCGTACTTCGATTTACGGAGGAGGAGAACGGACTCGCGTTCGGTCCTGCTGAGGTCGATGATGTTCTGGTCGTCGTGGAAGAACGCCAACCAGAACTGGTGGGCGGCAACCAGCGTCGTCCATCCGATCTGACGTGCTTTCAACGTCAACGAATAACGGTTGTTATCCCAGTGGTCCAACGCGTACCGTTGCGCTTCGCGCAGGTTGAACAGGATGCGGCCCTGACCGGGGTGCGCGATGTGCCAGTACTTCTGCAAGAAGTACCGTTCGTTGCGTTGGCATTTGCGCCACTCTGCTTCTTGGCGGAGTTCACCCAGACGACTCATAGGCGCGGTATCTCCGGGTTAGCCCCCCAGATGTCCACGAGGTCAGCCAACGTGTCCCGCCACCCCGGCACCAACTCCAGAGTGGCCTTACCCGCGGGGGCGCCTTCCTTTACCGTCCAACCCACGATGCCGTCCTGTAT